TGGTGGGGCGTATGAAGTTTCTCGGGGCTTATTAGAAGACGGAGAAATAGATACTGCTATGGCTGCGGCTACAGCGGCAGGAGGCGCTGTTCTTGGCGCAGGCGTATCTGTCGCCGCAAAAAAATTATTTCCTTTACACAAAAGCATTACAACAAACCGCAAAAAACCTAAAACAGAAAGTCAGGTTAAAAAAGCAAACGAGAAAGCTGAAGAACTCAACAACCAAATGCTTGAGATTCAAGCAGAAGGAGGCTTGCAGCCAGATGCAAACATTCTTCTTGCAGCAGCAGAAAGAATTAAAATAAAACCCAAAGATTTGAAAAAGGTTATTGAGGACAAAACTGTTCCGTTTGAAGTGCAGCACCCAGAGATAGCTAAAACTCTTAAGTCTTACCAGAAGCAAACAAGGATAGGCAGGGTAATGGGGGCGGCAAGCGACATACTTGCTCCTATTGACGATAGAATTGGCTCTATTAGCAGACCTGTTCTTAAGGAAGTAAACGAGTACGACTTAAATTTATTGCAACGTACAGCTCGCTATCAAGACTCAATAGAAGGCTTTGAAAAACTTGACGCAGCACTACCTAGCGAGGAGTTAAAGATTCAGTTTGAAGAATCTTTGCTGAACTATGAGTTTGACACAACACTTCCGCGAAGACTGTTGAAAGAAAATGGTGTTGAGTCTGTAAAATTAAACCTTACAGGAACGCAGGCAAGAACTGTTGACGAGATATTTGACAGCGTTGATGAGACTCTCAAAGAAATTGGTTCAGAATGGAGTGAGTTGCGCGGAGAAAAGGTAACTTTGCGCGAGTTTTTCTTCCCTCGATCTGTTGCCGATATAGATGGGTTGTCAAAATACTTTGGTAAAGAAGCTCCTTCAGAGCTAGGAAAAATGTATGACATAAAAGCCAAGTCTCTTGGCTTTGCTTCTAGGTCAGAGCTGTCTCAGGATGAGATGTCTAAGGTGGCACTAGATTACTTTGAAGGAGTTCGCTACCAAGCAAAAGGCGGGAAAAACAAAGGAAACGTACGTCAGTTTAAGAAGCGAAAAATAACTCAAGTAAACAGAGACATGATTCCGTATTACAAAAAATCTACTCAGACATTGGGGCAGTATGTTCGCGAGATGGCTGAGAATATAGAAAACGCAAAATTATGGAGCAGGCTTGGCACAAAAGTTGTAGACCTTGATGATGTTGATCGCAACGAAAGTATTGCTCAGCTTATTTCCAAGAAAGTTGGAAGCGGAGAAATAGACACAGAAACCGCAGAAAGTCTTAGAGGCTTACTGGAAGCGAGGTTTGTTGGCGGCAAAAAAAGCATGAATGCAAATTTACAAGCCATCCGAAACAGTTCAAACATATTGTTGCTTGCTAACTTTCGTTCAGCCACCACACAGCTTGGAGATTTATTTACCAACCCATACAGATATGGAGCTAAAGCATCCCTTAAGTCTATCGCTCAAGTGGTTACTGGTCGCTCTGATATAGATGTAGATCAACTTGGGTTAGCAAAGATTATCTCTACAGAATTTACCGGAGCAGGAAGAACTGCTGCATGGCTAGACAAGACCTTTGCTTTGTCTTTCTTTAGAGCTATAGATCGTTTTGGTAAAAATGTTTCTTTGCAATCTGCGTACAACAAACACAAAGCTTTAGCCAAAACAGAGAAGGGAGTAAAAGAGTTACGCGAAGAGTACGGTGATTATCTTGGCGCTAGATTTGATAACTATATCCGCGACCTAAACGCAGGAGTTATTACGCCTGATGCAAAGCTTGTAAACTTTACTGAGATTGTAAAGATGCAGCCTTTAACCCCGACTCAAAAATCAAAAGTGGCACTTATGAATCCTAATTATGGGATTTTTTATATGCTAAAAACCTATGCGCTTAGGCATTTGTTTACGTTAAAAAATGACATCGGCAAAGAAATAAATAAAGGCAACTATCTTGGCGCAGGAAGGAAACTTGCAACCTACATGGCGTTAGTAAATGGAGGCAACGCAACAATCAAAGAAGTTAAAAACTGGGAAGACGGGAAAGGCTTTGACCCTGACCGAGTGCCAGATCATTTCTATGATTCTTTGCTGAACTCTGTATTGTTATCAAGGTATGCAGTTGAAAACAGATGGCAAGAGAAAGATATTGTCGGTCTTGCTACAGATGCGGTTGCCCCTCCTCTTTCTGTGTTTAGCAATATCTCTAAAGACATCATGTCTTTTAATAAAGCATTGATTGAGGGAGAAGAGCTTCCTGTAAAATGGCTAAGAAATATCCCTGTTGCAGGACGAACAATATACAATATATTCTTTGGAGGAGCAGAGGAGTTCCTTGAAAGAGAGGCTAAACAAAAAGATAAAGACTAACTCCTCGGCAAACGCCTCTCCTCCATAGTGGGGAGGGGCTTTCTTTTTAGCTCCTCCTCAATCAAGAACTCGCAGAACTGCTTGATCTTTCTTAAATCCTCGACTCCTCCCTTGTCCCTCCATCGAGAGATGTACTTAACAATAGCCCCCTCACAGAACCCCAGTTGGTTAGCTAGGATATATTCCACAGGCTGTATCTTTAGTTTCTTGTAGTGGTCGCCACCTACTTGATGGTCTGTAGACTTCATACGTCACTCTCTTTAATAAACACACCGTTAGGCTGCATCTTACCCTTGCGGTCTTTGATGTCGTCATAGGCTACCTGTAAACACTCAGCCAAGGTAGTCTCGTGCATCAGGGCTAAGTTATTTAAAACCACCAAGCAGTCGCCAATGTCATCCTTTACATCTCTTCCTTTCGCGATGTTGTCAGACAACTCCCCAACCTCTGAGACTAGCTTTAATCCCTGAGCCTGTACGCTGCTGTACTTTAGTATCCCTCGCGTCTCACTCCACTCGGAGCAAAGTTTAATTAATCTGTTCAATGTATTGCCTCATCTTGCAGTTCTGATAGTTCTAAGTATTCCATAAACTTTGCTTTCAGCTTGGGATGGCTATGAATAAACCCGCTGTAGTCCTCTAGCATAATCCCTATTGAGCCTATGACGTTCTTGTCATGCCCCTCCGCTTCGTACAGCGCGTCAACCAACCAATCGCTGACCTCCTCCACGGATACAGGGTAGATTTCTATAGTCTTCATCTACACCTCCTTTTATAAAGGTCATTCATTGGACGTAAATGGCTCAAGTCTATATAGTGATTCGTCAAACCCCTGCCAAAATCTTTTGTTGGCGCAGCAAGAACTTCCGACCTCATAGCCCATCCAACAAAATCTATCATGCCATTTTCGTGCATTGCTGCCACATAAATGTCTGCTCGAACCTTTCCTTGCTCAACCAGAAGATTGTTTGCTCTTGATGTTTTGTCTGTAGTCTTTACATCAATGGTAAAGTTTAAAGGGATTGTAAAATCAAACCCCCCATCACCATTTATTTTTTGCTCTAAATCAACAGAATGGCCGAGCAATAAAGCTAAGTACATTTCTCCCATCATACCCATAGGGTCTTGGTCTTTTACGAGAGCAGGTTGCTCTTCAATGGGGTTATGCAAATCCTTTCGGGCATTGCCGTGCGTCCTAGCGAAGACCTGTAGAGATTTGTAAAAATTCATGCGACCCTCTTCTCGTGGTACTCAATTAGCTTAAGAAACTCCGCAAGGATTTCCTCGTAGTCTGCTTTGTATCTCTTGATAGGAGTAGACTTCTTGGCAATCATCTCCTCAACAAAGTCCCTGCCGTACATATCCTCCATGAACAGGGTGTACTCTTGAGCAGCAGACCCATGCTTCATGCCCCACATATTACAAGCAGGACACTGAGGGTGGACGTTTTCTATCTCTAAAGACCAGTAAGAAGAGTTGCCTTTCGGGATGAAATGACCGCCTTGCATGTCTTTATAATGCTTAGTCACTCCGCAGGACACACAGGAGCAGTATCCGTTATCGTCCGATGCTGCCAATCTGGCTAATTTTTGTACAGCTTTGTAGCACTCTTGTTTTAACTGAGCGGAAGTCTTGGTCTTGGGTTTAGATTTCCTTTTGACCCTGCGCTTCACGGCTCTAGTCATTTCCAATACCGCCCATCCTTGAGAGAGAGTAGGGTTTTCTCAGCCCTGATTTGAGTCTCTCTATCCATCCGGTCATAGCGCAGCTTGATAAGAGCCTCGCTAAACTTTCTATTCGTAACAGGGTAGGTCTTCCTAGCCGCTGCTACATCCATCGGCATGTCATAATCGCCTTCGCTATTTACTGCCATAAAGGCCGAGCCTCTTCGTGTAGTGTGAAGTGTACTTCCTGTGCAGCTCTATCTGTAAAGCCACTAAAGCATTGTATGTCTCCTTTACTTGTTTGTCTTCAATTTTATCCAAGCCAATTTGTAATTCATCAATGGCTTTGTGTATCACTTCCATCATGTCTGTACTCATGGTTACTCCCGATAAAAGATATGACGACCTATCTGCCGTCTAGTGCCAAGGCCGTCAACCCAATAAGGATTAACTTCCTCTCTGTGGTAGTAAGTCGCGCCCTGAGTGACATCATAAAGCCTCTCGGCGTGTACCGCGATAGAAAGGGCTTGAGTGTAAGCCTGTTCGTCATCTATTACTTCAGGCTTGCCGTCACACCAATACGAGAAGTGACACTGATTCCTGAGCGGATGACCTGCCCAATATCTCCCCTGCTTGACCACCTCGCAGGGAGTGTCAGGAAAGTAGGGGCTATGCACTCGGTTCATTATGGTATTCGCCACA